GAGGAGATGTTTCATCCATTACAAGTTCTTCCAGACCTTGCGGTGCTGCATACAGCGATTTCTCAATAGCCATGATTCATTCCTTTTATGTCTTCACAAAGATCGTTAAACGTCAGATCTACAAATTCTAAACTGAACAAGTACCTTGGCCCCTTGCCGTTAAGCACCATATGTGGAACCTGCGTGTTGAACACGTAATAAGTGTCTGCCTCGTACTCTAGTTCCTTTGTCTTGAACACCAGACCCGGCTCACCGTTTAGGAAAAGACACTGACTGTCCTGCCCCATCAGGAGCATATTAAGCCCAACCTTTCGGTCTGTGTCTACATGCCAGTTATAACAAGTGTCCGGCTCCATCTTTAAAATGCCGGATTGAAACTTTCTCTTCTTTGAGAGCTTGACAAGAAACGGGTCTCTGTCGAGTATTTTTTCGGGTACAGGCGTGACTAAAAAACTGTAATACGGCACCCAGTTGTACGTTTCTGTGGCGTGCGTGAGCAGCTCTTTTGAAATCAAAGATTTAGCCGGTAAAGAAAAATGCGTGATCATCAATAGTACGCCTCTTTGCGTCTTTTCTGTTGCGGTTCGTCTTCCTCGTCTGAGGCCAGTTGGATAAATCCACCCCTTCTGTATCTGAGTAACGCTTGGCTCATAGAGTCCACCAAGTCATCGTGTTCTCCCGAGGGGAAACTTGCCACCTCTTCAACCAGCTCCTCAGCCCAATGCGTATTGGGAACCCAAACGTGGCCAGAAGCAAAAAGGTCCGAAACAGCGTTGAGTCGCGCTATTTTGTCATTTCCTTTGGTCGGTGTAAATTCCTGAACCGGGATTCCCATCGCTCTTAGCTCAAAAATCAACGGAGAACCCGCCGCTTTGGCCTCAACAATCAAAGAATCCACGTTCCATTCCTTAAATTCTTCATATGCCCGCTGTTTTAACTCAGGAAACTCCATCCGCTTCTTAAAAGCATTGAGCAAAATCACATTTGGCCGCAAAACACCCTTGTCGTCTGACTGATAAAAGACACCCCACGTTGTACATGCAGAAAAGTCAGCCCTTTCCGTCTTCAAAAACGCGGTATCCCACGACTGAATTACAAACTCATAAGTCGGAGGCTCATCACCATCCCAAATCTTCCACCATTCCCGCTTAATGATCGCACTCACATCCGAGGTCGGTGACTGCATGTACTGCGCTTGCCACTTACTCGACGGTAACTCTGAACGAAGCTGCTCCAGCTCCTTAATATCCCAAAATTCTGGCCACATCGCCTTACCAGACGGCAAAATCGCGGGAAATTCTATAACCTCCCACTCCTCCCCAGACCTCTGCGCGGCAGCTTTTAACACCTGACCCGTTAAATCCCGCTTAGACCAGCGCGTCTGCACTATAACTATAGAACCCCCAGGCTGAAGTCGCTGCCTTGGACCCGACGTGTACCACTCATACACCTTATCAAATATCGCAGGATCGTTTTCCGCTAACTTGGCCTCCTGCTCAGAGTGCGGATCATCAATAATCAACAGATCCGCCCCCTTACCCGTTACCGTTCCATCCACCCCAATAGCAAAATACTCACCCGAAGAATTCGTAGACCACCGGCCAGCAGCCTTACTGTCATGCCGCAAACTCACATTAGGAAACACCTGAGAAAACACATCCCCATCCACCAAGTTCCTCACCTTACGCCCAAACCCCACAGCCAATTCAGCCGTGTTCGATGACTGAATGATCTTCTTACTCGGATACTGACCCAAAAACCAAGCCGGTAACAGATAAGAAGCAAACTCACTCTTCGTATGCCGAGGAGGCATATTAATAATCAACCTCTTCAACTCACCCCTAGCCACCCTCTCAAACGCACTCGCCATAATTGCATGATGCTTGCCCGCAATAAAGGTCGGCCACATCACCTTAACAAACGCTATGAAATCCCTCTGAGCCTTCTCCCTCTTCAAAGACTCCAGATAGTCCGACAACATCATATGAAGATGCTCACCCTGCCCCGTCGGCATCCCATCAATGACCGCCAACAGCTTGTCCTCCGGCAAAGCCTTCAACAAATTCATCAACTCATCATCCGTCATCTCATTCATATAATATCCCGCACCCGCAAATTAGCAGGCCGTATCGAACGCGGACGGTTCTTCAACCCCTTACATATCCCCAACTCCACCAACTTCAACATCTTCCGATGCACATTCCCCCTCCCCGTCTCTCCCGTCATCGTCATCACATCATCTACAGACGGACCAAACCCATTCCTCTTCCACCACTCATCAATCACCAAATAAATCTCTCGCTGTGCCGGTGTCATAATTTCTCCAAAAATATACCCCACCCCTGTTTCGTACTGATTATATACCGGGGGCCATTCCCAAATCAAACAAATTTTTCCCTCGCGCTAAATTTCATACCCCCCCCTAGTGTAACACCTGTTACACTAAGTAGAAACCCTTAGTGTAACACCTGTTACGCTAGGTACTTACCCGTAGTTTTTTTGGTTGCAACGTAATTTTTATAGCACTTAGTGAGTAGATTGCTATGTACAGGGGGGGCACAGGGTCAAGCGGCTGCGCTAGGGGGTGGGGGGTAGGTGGGGGTCGGCTCCGGCTTCGTCCAGGCCAGTGGGGTCATGCTCAGAGAGTAGCTCCAGCGCTGGCAGTGCATCGGGTTTAGGTGTTACGTCCACGGCACTAGCTTGCAGCACTTCGCGCAGTGACATTAGCAGCTTGTCACGCGCCGTGTTGCTATCTGTTACCCGCACAATCTCGCGCCGTTCTGTAAATGCCGCGACCTCAGTTATTTTGCCGAGTAGCTCTAAAGCGCGGAGCCTTTGGGCCGGGTTAATCGTGTCGTCGATAGCATGCGCCGTGAGCCTTTCTATGACTAGAGCACGCAGGGCGGGAGGGGTAGCGTAATTTTTCGCCTCCGCCGCCAGCCTGAGCGCTTCGACTTGTAGAGCGATCTTGGGGTGATTTGAAAGCCGCAGCCCCTCGTGCGATTGAATCGCGGGGCTACTGTGCGTGTCATATGCTGCGCGGTATGCCCCGGCTTTGGTTTCTCCGAGTGCGAGAGCTTGCGCGAATTTTTGCTGTTTCGCTGTGAGTTTGGTTGTCTTCGCATTGGCTGCGCCTAGCATGACTTGCGCTATTGGGACGGCTTCCAGCCCCCTGGCTATCTCGGCGCGAGTGAGCTTAGGCCTAGGGGATGATTTGGGTATGGTGCGAGTATTCATAGCGCCACTGTACCACTTTGCCCGCTACCCCTTCGGGGATAAGGGTAAACACCTATGAAAATACTTGTTGACAAGCTACAGTTGACATACAATAGCAGGGCAAGCAATTGGCTTGTGACTTAAAGAGACACCATGAAAAAAATCACACTATCCGGCGGTTTTCACAATGCACGCCGCATTACTTTGCATGTGAAAGACGAAAAAATGTCAGAAGGTCAATACAAACGACTCGATAAACACATGTGCGGCGTTGACCGTTGCATATGCGGCTGGAGAGGGTACGACCTTGAGGGCATAGACCGAGCAACATTTTCTGAGATGGTCATGAATGTGAGCTATCCAATGCAGCAAAAAACATGGAGATAACGACATGACTATTTATCAACAAGAAGGTTATGAAAACCGCCGCGACTATTTAACGTGTCTCGCTGAGGATATCGGCGTAGACAAAAAAACCGTTTTCATGCTTGCCGAGCTACTCGGGCCTGATGAAGATTTTGACGGGTTAGTGACTTCACTCGAAGATTACGCCGACGAACTTTAAACCACGGGGCTGCGGCCCCTAGGAAAAAAAATGACACCTTCAATCAAAACCCTTCGCGCCATCTTTGGCGAAAACGCCGCCAAAGCAAAAGAGATTTTGCTGATGACACGGGCGCAACTTGTGGCAACCCCCACGGGCGCGGCCCGAGTTGCTGAGTGCTATCACCCACCAGAGACCCGTGATATCCGCATGGAGTGTCTTAACGCTTTGGGCGACTTCCACGGGGTTGAATGCTTCGAGACAAGCGCCGGGAGTTGTATGTACTTAAACGCTGGCGACACATACGCATTGACGCTTGTGCGTTTTAAGGGCGCTTATCGCGTGAAATGTTGGGGCGATATTGCCGAAAAATATACAAAGGACTGAAATGACTTCATACGATTTTAAAGAGGGTCAATTGATCCGGTT